AAGGAGTACCGGGCATCCAAGGACCACCGGGACCGGCCGGAGAAAGCGGAGCAAGTTATGAAGCTGGCACTTTTACCGGGATACTAAGTAATAGCAGCAATTCAAATATAGCCAGCGCAAAGGGAATGTATAAAAAAATAGAAGGCTTAGTATATATTTACGTTGCGATACCAAACATGACAGGAACAATACCGAACAAACTCAGAGGACTACCGTTTGTTACGGCGGGAGCGCTGTCGATGAATAACAAATCTGAGTTGTTTGTTTATGACTCGGAAAAAGGAAAAACAGCAAGACCGACGCAAATCGCCAAAACCGATGAGGTACTACTTGATGCGGATACTGTGTCAGGCATGGGATGTGTCGAGCTGTGGGGCTGGTATCACGTATAGGAAGGAGGATGAAAATGGAAGTCAAAAAAAAGAAGACGGTAGATATGCTGACGCCGGACGGAGTTAGTATCATGACATCACAGCTTGTATCGCTTGACGGCAAGATGGTACAGATTGGCGACCCGCATCGCCGGGCGTATGCTAATTCGTTATCCGGACGAAAGGAAATTCAGAAAAACGAGCCGGAAGATGTCACGCAGGCGGTATTTGCTATTTGGGGAGATTCGCCGACCATCGCGGATGATGTCGGGGAAGACGATACCAAGGAGTAATTACTATGGAGAGAAAAGAAGAGATTGCCAAACTGTGCAAGGACAGAGCAGAAGCGGCCGACCTTGTTGAGGAAATACTTTTTTTAGAGTCAAAATTGACGGAGTTGAAAAAACTCCCGTTTTACAAGGTACATCCAACTGACAACTGCAAACAAAAAGTACTTCCGGCGGCAAAACTCTACAAGGAACTGCTCCAGCAGTATACAAATTGTCTAAAACTGCTCCTGAACTTCGTGGATGACGCAAATACCGATGAAGAGTCTCCACTGCGAAAATGGATAGCGGAAAGGGGCAAGAAATTTGTTAATAAAGGAGAGGAAAATATGGACACCGGATGACTCTTTTTTGCTAAAGTATCGGGAAGAAATTGAGAGCGGGAATATCATAGCCGGATGGGAACTCCGTCAGGAACTAACCAATCTAAAAGAAGACTTCTCAAACGATGAGTACTTTTACAACACAGACGATGCACTGCTTCGGATGGATTTCATGGAGAATTGCGTAAAACTGACGAAATCACCTTTTTACGGTCAACCGATGGTGTTGATGCTGTGGCAAAAGGCTTTTATAGAAGCCGTGTACTCGTTCAAAATGTCAGAAGAGTCACTCGAAAGAGGGATGATGATTGACCGCTTCAAAAAAATTCTGCTGCTGATTGCCAGAAAGAACACCAAAAGCGAAACGTGTTCGGCGATTGCGGTGACGGAGTTGTTTGTTGGGAATGAGGGTGCTGATATCGTGTGCTCTTCGAACGATGATAACCAAGCATCGATTACATATGACGCGATTGATACCATGCGTCAGTTGATTGACCCACGCGACCTCGATTCAAAGAAAAATCAAAGATTCATCCGAAACAAAAACACCAACTCGAAAGTTTTCAAATTGTCGGACAAAACCAAAAACAAAGAGGGGCGCAACATTGATTTCGCAATAGTCGACGAGACGCACGAAATGAAAACGAATGTTATCGGCAAGTCAATCGAGCAGTCGCAGTCTTTGAAAGACAATCCGAAGTTTGTAGACATAACAACCGAGGGGTTTGTGCAGGAAGGCTACTTGGATGACGAGCTTGAAAAAGGACGCGGGGTGATAAATGGCGAAGATGATACGAAAGCAGGAAAAAGATTACTGCCGTGGTTATACACACAGGACAGCGAGCAGGAAGTTTTTACAAATCCAAAGTCGTGGATGAAATCGAATCCGACACTGGGCGTTATCAAGAAAGTTTCCTACCTGGAGGAACAGGTAGAACTTGCGAAAAAGTCGAAGGGAGACCGGATTTTTGTATTAGCGAAGGATTTCAATATCAAGCAAAATTCGGTAGAAATGTGGCTCAATCTCGAAGATTACAACTTCGATGCGACTTACGATTTGCAAGAATTTCGTGGTGCTCCGTGCTTGGGAGCGGTTGACTTAGCTGAGACAATGGATTTGTGTTGTGCGAAAGTTCTCTTGATGAATGATGATGGAAAAAAATACATACACACCATGTACTTCGTGCCGGAAAGAAAGATAGAGGACGATGACGATTCTTGCGCCGGCGCAAAATATGCCGACTGGGCGCGGGATGGATATATCACCGTAACGGAAGGCAGTGACATTGATTTGACGGTCGTAGCAGATTGGTTTTGGAGTTTATACAAAGAGTACGGAATCCGTCTGATGTGCTGTGGTTACGATCAGAAGTTTGCGAAGGACTTTCTCCGACAGATGTCAGAATATGGCTGGACGAAAGAGGGCGGCGAGCTGGAATTGATTTTACAGAATGCTATGACACTCGATACGGCCAACAAGTTCGTAGAGACGGATTTGAAGAAAAGAAATATAAACTATAACAATAACCCGGTAGACCGGTGGTGCTTTGGAAATGCCGGACTTTCGGTTGACAATAAAGGAAAATGTTTAGTCGTGAAAACGGCAAGAAACAAGAAAATAGACGGAGCGGTTACAACAGTCATTTTGTACGAAACATATAGGCGATACCGCGCTGACTTAAAAAGAATGGTCAAAGAATGGAGGCAATCTGATGGGATGGCTGGGGAAGATAATCTCGAAAGTTAAAAATACAAAATATGCGGATGTGATGACCGGGCAGGTTCCAATATTCAGCCAGTTCGGGCGAGACATCTACGTGTCGGATGTAGTGCAGCAGGCGATAGAGTGTATCGCGAATGAGATGTCGAAGTTAGAACCGTGTTTTATTCGTGGCGTTGGAAATGATTATCAGACGCCGGAGAACGACGTTTATCAAATCCAAAACCTTTTGGACAATCCGAATCCAATTATGACGAAATCGGAGTTTATCGAAAAACTTACCTATGGATTGTACTTACGACAAAACGCTTTCGCGGTTCCGGTGTATGAAATAGTTAAGCGGTCAGACGGCAGCAGTTACAAAAGATATAGTGCAATTTATCCGGTTGACCCTCTAATGACAACCTTTCTTGAAACACCGACCGGTGATTTGATTGTGGAGTTTGAGTTTGAAAACGGATACAAAACACAACTTGCATACAGCGATGTGATACACATTCGAATTAACTACTTTGCAAACGACTACATGGGCGGTGATGCATCGGGAAATCCGGACAGACGAGCACTTTTAAAGACGCTGCAGCTAAACGAGGATATTATGCAGGGAATATCAGGAGCGGTGAAAAGTAGTTTTGCAATAAACGGTGTTGTAAAAACACAAACATTCATGAGTGAAGAAAAAGCTGAAAAGAGTATAAAAGAATTTGAAAGAAAACTAAATAATGCGGAAAACGGCATTTTACACTTGGATGCAAAAAGCGATTACGCAAAAATCACTCGCGACATTAAACTGGTGGACCCTGACACCATTCGCTTCATAGATGAGAAAATCCTGAGAACGTTCGGTGTTCCGCTTTCGATACTGACAGGTGATTATACCAAAGGGCAGTATGAGGCTTTTTACCAGAAGACGATTGAGAAGTTGGTAGGCAGATATCAGGAGGCGTTTACAAAAGCACTCTGTACACAAAACATGAGAGCGAGAAATTTGAAGATAGCATTTTTCACGCATGAGCTCATTTTTATGAGCATAGAGCAAAAGGTCGAAATGGTGAAGTATTTAGGAGACACCGGAACACTCTACGAAAATGAGAAAAGGGTAGCGTTTGGTCTTAAGCCAATGAAAGAACTGGAGGGCAAACGAAAACAGTCATTAAATTATATAGACACAGACATAGCAATTGATTATCAGCTTGCAAAAGCAAAAGGAGGGGCAAAAAATGAGCAAGAGTGACAAGGCAGAACGCCGGGCGTTTATGTTTGATGTTCGGGCAGAGCAGGACGAACGAGGAAATTACATAGAAGGGCGTCCGGTCGTGTATGACAAAGAGGCAGATATCGGCGGCATCTTCCGCGAAGAAATTGTACCGGGGGCACTGGACAAAACAGACCTGCACGACGTTTGTCTTTTAACAAATCATGACCTGAACCGAATCCCGCTGGCGAGAAGTCGAAACAATAACAAAAATTCGACGCTGCAGCTTACAGTCGACAAGGAAGGGCTTAAGATTCGAGCCTACCTCGACACAGAAAACAATGCTGACGCAAGGGCACTTTATAGCGCCATCGAACGCGGCGACATTACGGGCATGAGTTTCATGTTTTGGATTGAGGAAGAGCGTTGGGAAGACCTTGACACGGATTACCCGAAGCGGTTTATTGAAAAGATATCCACCATTGTGGAAGTATCGGCGGTGACTTTTCCTGCCTACGAAGATACTTCCATCATGGCTAGAGATAAAAAAGCACTGGAAAGTGCGCAGAGGGCACTGGAGAGTGTCCGGGGAAAATCACTGGAGAGTGACGAGTTGGAACTGTGGAAAGAAAAAGTAAAATTGAAAGGAGCATTTTAAAAAATGACTAGACTTGAAAAACTGAAAGCGCGTCAGCAGAAATTGATGGAGCGCAAAGAAGACTTAATGAAACGTGCTGAGGAATCGAAAGACGTAGCCGAAGTGCGAAGCATTTATGAACGTCTTACAGAAACGGCGGATGACTTAAAAGACATCGCTGAGGAAATCAAGGACTTGGAATCCGAAGGCGAAGGGAACAACAAAGACGAAGGAGAAGGAAGTCCAAAGGGAACAGCACAGAATGACGACGGTCAGAGAAGTAACGCTCAGACCGGAGAGATGAGAAACGCGGGTATCGTTGGAGCGTTCCGTTCAAAACGTCCGGAAACTCAGTTGGAAACGGACGACCCAACAGAAAGAAGCGAGTACAAAAAAGCGTTTCTTGAATATGTGTGCCGTAGTACACCGATTCCTACGGAGTTACGTGTGCCGATTAAAAGAGCGGCAGCAGTCACAGGAACGGCAGATGCCGGGGCGGTAATTCCGACCACTTTGGTGCGTGAGATTATCCAGAAGCTGGAAAGCTATGGAAACATTTACGCCAAAGTTACCAAGACCAATATCCAGGGCGGCGTAGCCATCCCAATCCTCTCAATTAAGCCGGAGGCGGCATGGGTCGGCGAAAAGGCATCAGACAGCCAGAAGTTGAGCGCGGACGAAAAGGTTACATTCAGCTATTACGGTGTCGAGTGCAAGATTGCACAGACCTTGTTGGCGTCTGTAGTGACAATTGAAGAGTTTCAGAAGCTCTTTGTGCCGCTTGCTACAGAAGCAATCATGAAAGCTCTTGAGAAGGCAATCATCAAAGGTGATGGCACAACACAGCCGCTTGGAATCCTGACGGATACACGTGTAAAAACTGTTGTCACCATGGCACCGGAAGATATGACGTGGAACGGCTGGCATAGAATGAAAGCCAAAATCAAGAAGAGCTATCGCAAAGGATGCTTCATCATGGCACAGTCGACGTTCGATGAGAAAATCGATGGTATGGAGGATAAGAACGGTCAGCCGGTTGGACGTACCAACTACGGCGTCAATGGCGAGGAAACCTACCGCTTTATGGGTAAGGATGTTGAGACCGTCGAGGAGGAATTACTCCCTTACTACGAGGACGCAGCTGTTGGTGATGTGTTCGCCATCTTCGGTGACCTTAAAGACTACGTTGTGAATTCAAATCTTGAGATGCAGGTAGTGAAATGGACAGACCACGACACAAATGAACTCAAGAACAAGGTTATCCTGATTGTGGACGGAAAGATAGCAGATGCAAACGGCTTTATCCTTATCAAAAAAGGCAAGAGCAAAGCGAGCTCAAGCACTGCATCTGATAAAAGCGAAGAGCCGACAGGCTAATTGAAAGGAGACCATTATGGCAGAAATGACGGAAGACGAACAGCTTAAAGAAGTTAAAAACTCGCTCGGGGTTACCGGCAACTATCAAGACGCGAGATTGCTTGGGTATCTGAGAGAAATTAAACAGTACTTGACGGATGCCGGAGTTCCGAAAGAAAATCTTTCGTCGTCTGTCGTGATGGGTGTTCTTTCAAGAGGTGTCAATGACCTTTTGTACAGCGGCGAACTGTCGGCCTACTTCAAAGAAAGAGTAATCCAGTTGAGTTACTAGGAGGTGACAGTATGGCATGGCAACCGAATTTACCATACGTTGTACCGGCGGAGCTTTTGAATCCAGTGGGCGAAACATTGGTAAAAGGCGTGAAACAAAAGCAGTACGGCGAAGGTGAACGCGTCTATGTGTCTTTCCGCACCTTTGGAGGCACAGAAAAGACATCGAACGGGCAGATTGTTGTCGAAAACACCGCAACGCTTGAGACGTGGTTCAGACCGGACATTACTCCGGCGAGCCGTTTCAAAATTAACGGGACAACGTATGAGGTATTAGGTACTCCGGAAAACATCGCTATGAAGAATCAGTACCTTGTAGCAAAGGTCAGAGCCGTTAAAGGGGGCGCGTGATGGCAAGGAAAGGCATGATTGACTTCTCCCAGTTGGAAGATTTAGCAGAAAAGTGGGAGAAAGCAGGAGGAAAGGTTGAACAGCTTGCAGAAAGTTGTCTGAAAGCGGCACACGAAGCGGTGACGCCGCCTATCGTGCAGGACATGACGAAGCACCACCGAACCGGAAGCACGCAGGAGTCCATCGTCACAAAAGCCGACGTGAAATGGGATGGCACCAAAGCCAATATCTCGGTCGGATTTGACATCAAACAAGGTGGATTACCATCTATCTTTTTGATGTACGGCACGCCGAGGATGAAAAAGGACACAAAGCTGTACGCTGATGTGTACGGAAAGAAAGCACAGGAACGAATCAAAAAAGCACAAGAGGAGACGTTTCAAAAAGGGATTAAAAAACTGCTAGGAGGCTGAAAATGGAAGATAAACTGATTGAAATATTATCACAATATGATTATCCGGTGATATTGCAGGGTTCCCTTGCACAAGGGGAAGAGTATCCGGAACATTTTTTTACATACTGGCAGAATCCGGGAGACGACTCCAGCTTTTACGATAACAAAGCGCATTGCGAACTTTACGACTATGATGTCAACTTTTACAGTACGGACGCTGCACTGGTATATAAAATGCCGGTGACGGTCAAGCAGGAACTTGTTAAGAATGGTTTTATCGTGCCGGGAACAGGGTACTCAGTCGCAAGCGACGAGCCTACACATACCGGGCGCGGTATCCATGTAATTTATAAAAAAAGAAATTAGGAGGAACAAAAAAATGAGTGATGAAAAAATCGTAGAATATCGTGGTATCAGAAACCTCGTGGTGGCACCGTTAAAAAAAGACACGAAAGACGAGCTCACTTATGATACACCGTTTGCTCTTGCAGGCACTTCGGAACTGTCAAAGGAAACCGAATCATCAAGTGATACTCACTACTATGACAACGAAGCGGCGATTGTTATTAACACAACCGGAGCAGATACGGTCAATGTCAATGTATCGGCGGTATCACTGAAAAATACATCAGCAATCACCGGGCAGAAATTCGACGAGAAAACCGGTGCACTGATTGAAGGAACGGCAACACCGCCATACATGGCTATGGGCTATATCACAGAAGATACAGACGGCAGAGAATACTATGTATGGCGCTTAAAAGGCAGATTCGGAAACCCGTCCGATTCACACAAGTCGAAAGATAATGGCACAGACGCAAACGGTCAGGAACTTGCCTACACTGGTGTAAACACACAGAAGAAATTCGTTGCAAACGACAACAAATCGGCAAAAGCAACGGTTGTTCCAGCTGACTCTTGTGGTATGTCTGAGGAGGAATTCTTTTCCAAAGTACAGACACCTGATGACATCATCAAAACGACACCGAGCGGCGAACAGACCCAGAACGCAGAGGAAAATCCGGCAGGCTAAGGAGGTAGCGCATGTTTAAGTTAAACATTTACAAAGAACATTCTCCCAAAGAAATCGAAAAGACGTACGAAACGGAAGAAATCCATGTGATGTATGGCACGCTTGAAGATATTGCTGCTGTGGTAAACTGCGATATTACTGAAAAGAACAACGCCATTACCATCGGCAAGACAGTTGTTCAGGCGATGCCGGTCATTAACGATTTACTGTTGACTATGTTCGACGGATTGACGCGCGAGGAACTGCGGCGCACAAGGCTCGAAGAGGTAATCAGCCTCATCATTGATGTGACGCTTTACACTGCGGATGAAATGCTGAACATTGGAGCAGACACAGAGGGAAACTAGAGCGGTGCGACGACGTAACAATCTATGAATCTATGTTTGAGATGGACGTAAGCCTTTGCCGGGTGTTTGGGGCACTTGACCCAATCCGGCTGAGGACTTACACGGGGAAAGAAGTATTTCTCCTCATGCGCCGGTTGCACCAGTACAACGTGAGAAATTATACAGAGGATGGAAAGCCAAAGCAAAAAGTATATCGCCGGA